GTGACTTGGAATGGTGGTCTTACATTCTCCACCAATGGTGTTGTATCTAATGGTTCAACAGGTTATGGAGACTTGAACTCAAATCCAAGTAGTATTGGTGGATTGGATGATTTTCATATGTCGTTCTATTCAAGGACAAACCAACAACAGGGAACCGCAGAATTTGATATGGGTGTTTATGACAATCCAAACCAAAGAACACAATTTAACTCAAGAAGAACTGATGATGTTACAAATGGTGTTGTAAACGCACAAACTCAAGGAACATTCTCCAATAGTGATTCTCAAGGATTATTTACCATAACAAGGAGGTCATCAACTGATACTGAATATTACAGAAACTCAACATCTCTTGGAAACTCATCTGTTACCTCAACAGCACGACCAAATGGTGATTTATTCTTAGCAGCAAGAAATTGGATTAATGGAGGTGGATTAGTAGAATCTCCAACCACAAGACAATACGCATTCGTGACGATTGGAACAACATTAACAGATAGTGAAGTATCAAATCTATACACAACGATTCAGAACTTCCAAACAACATTAGGTAGACAAGTTTAATTATGAAAGTAGGATTATTAACAATTATACAAAAAGATACCCTTATAGGAGAAATGGTTGCTCCTGATTGGTATTTCTACCCTATCCAAATGACAGACGGTGAGTGGGTAATCTCAACTCAAGAAATGGAATCATCAGAGTTTCCTGAATTGGATTGGGTTAAAACATTACCACTTGTGGATTGGTTAGGTCCATATCAACCGATAACAGGAGATACCCCCAACTACTTCTCTCAATTCTTTTCAGGGGGAACAAATTAAAACTATTTATAAGAAAAAGACATGAGTTCATTAACAGGACAACAAATCAATCAAAGTTATCAGGGGTTATTAAAACTCACTGATTCAACAACAGGAATTACCGCAGGTCATCAATCAATTACTGATGGTGAGGGTAATGATACAGGAATAAGAATAGGTGAAAACTTTTTTCAACCTCCCTATGGTATTTCACACTATGAATTAGAACCAAACGATTACTATGGAACTGGTGTTGGTGCAAGTCAAGTGTCCGTCACAGGTTCACAACCCAATAACACAACTATAGAATGGTTCTATGATAGGGGGATTGAAAGTTATTCAGCTGTGACCTTTAATATGTGGACACAAGCTGACGCTAATGAGGAATTAAGATACGCATTTTATAAGTTAGGATATTTACCTACTTATGGTTATGTTGCGACAGAAAAAGTGAGTCCAACATATACATTTACAGGTATTACTTTAGGTGCTGGATTTAGAGAACATATTTTAGATTCACCTTTAAGTTTTAGTGGAACTGGTCCTGGCTTATACGCTTTTGCACATGTTTATTATACACCTGACGGAAGTTTCACAGGTAGATTTACAGCTCAAGCTTACTTATCAACTAATTTCGTTACGGTTTTAACACCTAATCTTGGTTTTATTAGAAACTCATTAGATAACGCAGCACCAACTTGGCTTCAATCAAACGCAACTACAGCTGTATCAAATTACATTTTGAGTGGTTCAAGTTTACCATCAAGTTTTATATCTACAAATTATCCACCAACATCATTTGTGAGTACACAAGCTGGATTTTTGTTAAACACAATTAAATAATATTATCTATGGCAAACGTTAAAATATCCGCTTTACCAATAACCACAGCGACAACCATTAATGATTATTTTGTTAAAAATAATTCAGGTGAAACTACAACAAATAAAGTTCAAGTAAAAAATGTGTTGGGTCTTACCCGAGGAACTGGTGTTGATAGTTTAAAATCAGCATCTTTTCTAACATCAATCCCCGCTACATCAACAGGTATTGGTTCTGTCGCTATCGGTCAAGACAGTGAAGCAAACGCTGACTACTCAACCGCTATCGGAAACAGAGCAGAAGTGTTTGACTCTATAAGGGTGTATGGAACCGCTATAGGTGCTAATACTCGTGTCGCTCAATACTCTACAGCGATTGGTGCTGACGCACAAGCAGTTGGTGCTTATGGACTATCTGTTGGTTATTCAGCATCTCAAGCAGGTAATGGAGGAATTGCGATTGGAAACGATGCATATTCCGAAGGAAGTAAAGGGATTGCTATTGGTGATAGTGCTGATGAAAGAGCCAATTCATCTATCGCAATTGGTGACAACGCAGGGGTTTCAAGTTCAGGAACTGAAGGTATTGCAATCGGTAAAAATAGTTCTGTAACTTCAGACAACGGAATTGCTATTGGTGAGGGTGCAATATCTGATTTACCAAGAGCGGTTGTATTAGGACAAGGATTGAACTCCAAGTTTAGTGGTTCTACCATGGTTGAAGGACTTGATACTAATGGTAATGTTACCGATAGTTGGTTTACAACCCCCAATGTTTCTAATACCTTCAATGTTAATTTTAATGTCACATCAACTCAAAAAGTTGTATTGGTTGCTAACTCAACTGTGGCACTAACCAACATCAGAGGTGGTGGTAGATATAGAATATTATTTGAGAATACAGGTGCTTTTAATATAACCTCAATAACCGCGACTTTAGAAGGTGGTGGTGGTGCTAACATTTATTACAACGGAGGAGGTAGAGACGCTCTAACACATAATAGTGATGACTTTTGGTATTTGGATGTTATATCAAGTGATGTTTTTGTTACCCAATTTGCTAATTACACAGTATAAAAATTCACATAATAAATAAAAAAAACATTTGTTATGGGTAGAGTTTTTCTAAATAAATCTTTTTCAGATTATCTTGGTGAGAACCGAGCAATTAATGATATTGTGGTTAGGTTTGTTCCTGACCCATCATCAACACCAATACCTTCACCTACTCAAACAAGAACTCCAACCCCAACTCCAACTTTATCACCAATACCACCAAGTCCATCTGTAACAAGAACTCCAACCCCTACTCCTACTTCATCTCCTATACCACCAAGTCCGTCTGTTACAACAACTCCTACAACAACCCCTACGCCAACTTCATCACCTATACCACCAAGTCCTTCTGTTACCTCAACACCAACAACAACTCCAACTTCATCTCCTATACCACCGAGTCCTTCTGTTACAACAACTCCTACAACAACTCCAACCCCAACACCAAGTCCTGTTAATTTCTTTATTCTTTATGAGACAGGTGATGTTATGGAAGCAGAGAATGGTGATTTAATTGAATACGAACACTGATGATATATTTAAACCAAGGTCAAAATAACCAAGCAGCAGCAGTTTGTTCCCGTAATAAAACACTTACGGGTAATGTCCAATACCTTTGGGCAATGCAACACAAACTTTCAGGACAGAGATTTCGGTTCATTCCATTTAGAGTTCCCCCATCGGTACCATACAGCCCTGGCTACGACCTATTTTGTATTGACATAGCACCATCATCACCTAACGTTCTAACGGGTGCTACCTCTTGTGGTGAAACCAATGTTGGGACTTTGATACCAGGCGAGTATTATCTAAAAATTTACGAACAGATGTCGACCTCAAACCTCGACCCAATGTTAGCTCACGATGTGGTACAAGAAACCCTCCTACATGTGGTAGGTATAAACCAAAATATTCCAACGACTTATACTGGTGGAACCGACGGGGTATTTATCATATACAACGATAATAATAATTAAACAATATGAGATTAGATTCATTCAATTTTGGAGCACAAGATTTTTCACTACGATTTGTTGAAAAAATAAATCGTTCATCCCCATTTGTATCTTGGGGTATGGACAATATGGAGATTGAAAGATGGTATGACTATTCAGATTTTTCACCAATCCATTCAAGTGCTATTAGAACCAAGGTTGATAACGCGGTAGGTAATGGTTGGGTCAACGGTGACCAATTACAAATTAACTCAAAGGAGTCATTAAATGATGTAGCAAAACAGATGTTTTGGGAGTATGTCGTGGGTGGAAATTTATTCCTTGAGGTCGTGTGGAAAAAAGACAGACGTGAAGGTTTACATTCAATCCATGTGATTCCGTCAAAGTATATGAGAGCAAAGACACCTGAGAACGGTGAAATGTATTCCAACAAATGGCTTTGGTGTCATGACTGGCTTCAATGGCGTAAAAGCGGGCTCATAGAATTTTGTGAATTCGACCCCCAAAATTACACCGATAGACAGGTCATTCATATTAAAAATTACTCACCTGGCTATATTTTTTATGGCGTGCCAAGTTACCTATCATCGATATTAGATATTCGTCTTTCGAGAGCTATTTCTGAGTATAATCTTTCAAGCATTATGAACGGAGCACAGCCAAGTTTGTGGATAAATTTTCCTCAAGAAGTTGACTCACAAAACGAACAAGAAGAAATCCTAAGAAGACTACAGGAACGCTACTCAGGACCCACCAATGCAGGCCGTGTAATCGTGTCATACGGTTCCGATGGAGTTCGTCCTGAAGTGACCACAATCAACCCTACATTACAAGGTGGAATGTTCTCAGAGATTTTTGGATTGGTAAGAGAAAACATTTTATCAGGACATCAAATTCCTGACCCATCGATTTGTGGCCTCCCGAGTCCGTCGGGCTTTGCATCACAAGCGGAACAACTCAAGACAGCTCATCAACTGTTTATGAAAACGACAATATTTCCTCTTCAGTCATTTATGTCAAAGGAACTTTCTCCTGTCATCAACCTAC